ATATAAATGATAGTGGTCGTACGTTTACTGCAGTAGATTCTATATTGAATCGAAATTATAATATATCAAGTGATAATATTTTATATGCTAGTTTAATAAAAAGAGATGGTTCGGAATTCAATAAAAATATTATTTCTGGTAATACTTTATATACTTCACAGTGGTTACAGTTTCCTTGGGATAAATAATTAAGTGAGAGCTCGACCATTTTATTTCGAAATTAAAGATATGCTTACGCAGTTTGTCGCTGCGTTTGATGATATTGTTATAGGCCGCTTCAATAAGGATAGAAAAGAAAAGGATAAAATTAATGTTAGATATGTATATGCTCCTAAACAAAGAGTGTTATATGATTTAGTAAATGAAACTAAAACGTTAACCTTACCAGTAGTTTCAGTTAACGTTAATAATATTTCTAGAGATGAGTCTAGAGTTTTTAATAAATTAGATGGGTTTTATTATCAAGCTAATATAGGTGAAGAAAAAGTATCAAGGCATATTAAAGCTCCAGTGCCTATTAATATTACTTTATCAGTTTCTGTGTTAGCAAGATACCAAACTGATATGGATCAGATATTAAGTAATTTTGTACCGTTTTGTAACCCTTATGTTATTATATCATGGAAGGTACCTAAAAAATTTAACTTAAGTGTTGAACAAGAAATTAGAAGTGAGGTATTATGGACTGGTGATATTAGTATGAGTTACCCGACTGACCTTGCAGCTTCTCAAAAAGCACGAATAACTGCTGATACTACATTTACTATTAAAGGTTGGTTATTTAAAGATACTGACGATCCTGCAGGTAATATATTCTTTGTTGATAATAATTTTCATAATGAGACAAAATTAGAATATTATGATAACTATGAATCCTTATCAGGTAATACATATACATACCCTACATCAACTAATATTGACGATAGAGTTAGCTCATTCGAGCTATCAGGTTCACCGTTTATAACTGATATTTTCTATAATGGTGTATTGCTTCAAGATAATTTTACTATATCCGCAAATACTTCTGGTACTATTATTTTAAACGGTAGCGGGTTTACTAATACAGAAACAGTATTATTCAGTACTAATAATGAAACAGTATATACAAATTTAACATCTATATCTAATTTCAGTAGACAAGAAGCTGTATCTGGTCAATCTATACCATTTACAATTTTAAATGACAATACAATAATTTTTAGCAGCCCTAAAATTACGTCTGGTACTTTGAGATTTATACCTCTCAATAAAGCAGGTTACGATTTTTCAGATTTATCTTATATGGACACTTTAAACGGTAGAGGTTTAAGCAGTACGTTTATTATAGTAGAATAAGTATTAAATAATAACAATGGCCGATCAACAAAACAAAGCAGGACAATCTGGTTTCTTAAAGAACCTTGTCAATAAACTACCATATCAGTCTGTAGATTTTAATAAAGTTCTTGGAGATCTAAATCCTAAGTATGATACATTTGAATCAACAGGAATGCGAAGAGTTGAAGCATTAGCTAAAAATTCGATTTTTTATAATAATGATTTCAATAATACTGGTGCAGGTCAGGTAAGTGTTGATGGTAATTATAGTTCTTTAGTATATGCTAATGTTGAAGAAAATAAAGGAGGTAGGTTACGCGATTATCGTATAATGGCTGCGTTTTCAGAAATTAGTGATGCATTAGATGAAATATGTGATGAGTGTGTTAATAAAGATGACGCTGGTAATATTGTAAATTTAATATTTAGAAATACTGATATAGATGAAGAAAAACAGCAAAAAATAAAAGATGAATTTGAAAAATATATTGATTATTTTAATTTAGAAAAGAAAGGTTTTGAATATTTTAGACAATTGCTAATTGAAGGGGAAGTTTATTTCGAGCATATTATACATCAAGGTTATACTAGTGATGGTATTCTTGGGGCAGTATTATTACCTGGTGATTTAATAGACCCTATATACGATAATATTCAAAATATGATCATCAAAGGTTACATTTTACGTAAGCCTATTTTTGACCCCAATAAACCTGAAAAGATAGAAAAGTTTGATTTTATACCAATGGATGATAATCAGGTTTCATACATTAACTCAGGTGTATGGAATCAAGATAAAACTTTTAGATTACCATTTATTGAAAATTCAAGAAGAGCATATAGACAGTTATCGTTAGTTGAAGATGCTATTGTAATTTATAGATTAGTAAGAGCTCCGGAGCGTTTAGTATTTAACGTTGATGTAGGTAATATGGCACCGCCTAAGGCAGAAGCATATCTAAGAAAGCTTATACAAGAGTATTGGAGTAAAAAGACTTTTGATTCAAATCAATCTGGTCAAGTTCAAAAGTTTAACCCTCAATCAATGCTAGATTCGTTCTGGTTTGCTAAAAGAGCTGGTTCGGATGGTACATCAGTTACTCAGCTAGCTGGTGGTGCTAATTTAGGTGAGTTAGCTGACTTAATGTATTTTGTTAATAAACTTTATAAGGCATTAAAAGTCCCTCTTAATAGGTTGAACCCTGATAGTCAGTTTAGTGATGGTAATGAAATACTAAGAGAGGAATTAAAATTTGCTAAATTTATTATTAGATTACAACAGCAATTTGCTGGAGGACTTAAAAATGGATTTATAACACATCTAAAATTAAAAGGTTATTATGATGACTATGATCTTAGCCCACCTAATATACATTTAGAGTTTAATGTACCAACTAATTTTTACGAATTAAGAGAAAGTCAGAAGTTAGAACTTAAAGCACAAAACTTTAATTCGTTAGCGTCGAATGAGTTTGTAGCAGCAACTTATGCACAAAAACGTTACCTAGGTTGGAATGATGTTGATGTAAAAGCTAATAGAGAGTTCTTGCGTAAGGATGCAGAGTTACAATGGGAGTTACAGCAAATTAATGCTGGGGGACCTAATTGGAGAGATGACTTACAACCAGCTTCAAGTGAGGATGTAGGAGATAGCAGTGGTTTACCTGCCACTGGCGGTGATTTAAGTAGTGATGTTCCACCTGAGTTTGGAGGTGGAGAGGCTGAAGTAGAAAATGAACCTGTTGATCCTACAGATGTACCGGTAACACCGCCAGAGGATGTAACTTAATTTATTAAGACGTTTGTCTATAAGTTACTATTGGTCGTGGACCTCTAAAACTTACATCTGCTACAATATGATTAGCAGGTCTATTCTCATTTATATACTGTGCTAACAATGTTGTATTTGTTAAAATATTTTTATCACCAGTGCTTGTTGTTGATAAAACTGGTACTACTGTTATTGAAATGTCGCCTACTGCCATATAATTATTTATTAACTTAGTACGACTTTATTAAATATTTACGATGTCAAAATGTGAAATAGCTCCTATATCCGGGTTCCAAAGTACTAATCTAAATTCTAGAGTAGATAATTTTAATAGGCTCGGTGATAGAATACTGAGATCTTTAGGTTATCCCTTTACTAATGTTGAAATACATAGAGACCAGCTTTATGAAAATATTAGTATAGCTGTAGAATACTTTAGTAAGTTTGCTGGTTATACCAAAGAATATCTTATATTTGATAGTAATCTATACAAAAAAGATTATGGTATAAAAATTGACGACCTATTCACTCTACAGAACAGTAGTACATTTGATGAACAAAAAGAGTTAAAAACTCCGAATAAAGACTTTACAAAGTCAATTAATACTAAAGAGACTGTATTTGCAGCTACTTCAGCCATACCAGGTTCATTATTCAGTTCAATTTCAAGTCTATCGTCAGCTTTAGAAAATGGTATATCAGCTAATGATATTTTTGCAGAAGATTTTTACAGTGAAATTATTAGTGAATTATCAGCTGTTAAGGATTTATTTATACCACAAGTTAAGAATAATATTACTAGACAAGGTTCAATTGTATCTGAAACTGAACAATTAATTAATAGTTTTGATTATGATGTAATGGACTATAGAAAGGTAATAGCTGTTACTGATTTTGAAGAAGGTTCGAGTACAGGTATTAATACATTATTTACTATTGAACAATCACTAGCTCAGCAAACATATTTTAGTTATGCCATGGGTAATTATGGTTTTGATTTAGTTAGTTGGTATACTTTAAAAAATTGGTTAGAAACAAGAGAGAAAATGTTAGCGACTAAACGATCATATGCTTTCGATGAAAGAACGCAACTTTTAAGAATGTTTCCACAACCTAATGCAAGTAGTAGTAATATAAGATTTTACGGTGTTGTATCATGCTACGTTGAAAGACCTATTAGGGATATTTTAAAAGAGCTTTGGGTATATCAATATTCATTAGCGTTAACTAAGATGGCAGTTGCTAATATTAGAGGTAAGTATGGTAATGTTACTCTTTTTGGAGGGGGTAGCTTAAATTCATCTGAATTTATGTCACAAGGGTTATCTGAAAAAGCAGCATTAGAAGAACAATTAATGACAGGAGCAGCACCTGGTCAAGGTGATGCAGATCCTCCTTTATTCTTTGTTGGTTAATTATTTAGTTATTAAAAAGAATAAAAAATTTAGACAAGGAACATTTAAACCTATAAATTCTCAAAAATATATCGGTAAAGGTAACCCTACTTATCGATCTGGTTGGGAATTAAAATTTTTTAGATGGGCAGATATTAATGAAAATATTTTAGCATGGGGTAGTGAAAATATTATAAT